ATATTGGGTGCCGCAACTAAATCATCTCTATCAGATAATTCATATACCCCACCTTCTTTTGTTGATACTTGTGTCTTTCCCTTTGAAGGTGAACTCATGTCTCCGACTCTACTTATATCAGATATTCCACCAGCTATTCCTCCAATAATAGCGCCAGGAATTCCAAAAGCCGCCCCAGCAGCTATACCAGTTAATGTCCCTATAATAGGTTCTAAGAATTGCATGATTTTACCAACAACCCCAAATATATCTGTAAAAATACTTAATATAGGCATCAAACTGTCGGCCACTGTAACAAATATTTCTTTGAGTTTTAAAACAGTCTTATTAAATTTTTCTTGAGTTGATAATTGACTATCCAAGTCTTCAAGTGTTTGATTTTTTAATTGGTTTTGGGTTGCCTCTAAACCATTTAGTTGAATTTGGGACTCTAATATCCTTCTCTTATCTTCGGCCTCATCTCCTGTATAACCTCTTAATTGATCTTGTAAATATAGGGTTTTTGCGATTTCTTCTCTCCCCATACCCATTGATGAAGCTAAGGCTTCTTGTTGAATTCGGTTCATTTTAGCAAAATCTGCAGAGGTACCTATATTTTCAGATAGTTCCTTTGATAATGTTACAAGATCATTATCTAATGCGGCCTGCCGTGCCTTCTCTAAATTTAATTGTTTACCTAATAATAGTTCGGCTTCTAATTCAGATGCAATAGATGATTCGAAATTTAATAAGCTACCTGATATACTTTCAAGTTGGGCCATCTCCATTCCTAACGATTTAGCAGTTGCGACTGCTTTAGCTAATTCCTTGGGGTTTTTACTTAATGATAAAGTTGTAGCAGCCGATAAGGATGCTATTTCTTTTTGAACCTCCTTTGAATTTATTAAAACACCATTTTGAAGGGAAGTTATCTTGGATTGTGCCATTATTTCCCCTGTAGCATCTTCTAAAGATTGATTAGTGCCCAATATTAAATTATTAGTAGCCATAGATATATCTCTTGATATACCCGATGCCTCAGCAAACTTAGTCATTGTGCTAAGCATCTCTTGACTTAAATTGGCACTTATTCCTAATTCATTATTTACAAATGAAAAGCTTTCTGCTACTCCTTTTGAAGTTACAGCTATATTGCCAGATTGGTTAGCAATAGTCGTAAATTCTGTTTTTAGTCTGGCTGCTTCATTGTATGATACATTGAGTGATTTAGCTAAATCTCCGGCAATTTTATCAGATTCTAAGAATGAGTTTACTATGCCCCCCATTATTAAGGAAAATATGTCTATACCCTTAAAACCTGCTAATAAATTTCCTCCTACGTTTTTTGCTAACATCCCCCCTTTAGCGAGTGAAGTAACACCCCCCTTTTGAGCTCGTGACCAAACATTAGTATCTTTTATGGCTCCACCTATATCTAAAGTAGAACTTAAAGTACCTGATTTATCTAATGTTTTTAGGGCACCATCTAGTCCCGCTAAAAGTTTTCCTGTTAATCCTAAGCTATCTCTTTGTTCGGTATTTTGTTTTTCTAAATCAACTAATACGTCTTCATATAGTTGCTTTTGTTTATTTAGGGCGCTAATTGATTCTTCATCAATATTAATGTTATTTAACTTAGCGGCCTCAATTCTTCTTTCAACGTTTAAAATTATATTGGATAATCTTTCTCTCTCCTTTGTAATTTCATTAGTTATAGTAGCCCCAGAATTAAGTTTTTCTTGCAATTCAAGAGATCTATCTAAGCTTATACCTATATTTCGAATACCCTTATTTATATCCCTTTGATATGTTTTAACAACTGCTTTACCTATATCATTTAAGTCCTTGGCTCCCTCAATAGCATCTTCTAAACCACGCTTAATTTCTTCAGAAATATTTCTAAACGCGTCCTGTATAAAAATAGCTTCACTACTAACTGATTCTAGGTTATTTTTAGCGTCCTCTATATTTTCGTTATTAATCATTTATCGTTGTGGTATCTGTTTATTATAAATATAAAAAAGGATGCCTATTTGGCATCCTTAATATTTATACTTACCTTCTGTTTTAGATGATAATGTTTTTAAATTTTTAAAATTTACTGTTCCATCAGGGTTTGTAATATTTAAATTACTATCAGTTGATAGACTTGTATTTAAGGTTTTCTCTTGCCTTTTTTTAATTTGATTAAATGTAAATTTTCTTAACCATATGGGAAAATTATAAACTGTTGTGTAGTCGTAATTCTCGCCATATGTAACTATTTGATCTATTTCTGAAAAAAGATTTAATCTAATTTGGGGGGCATCCTTATACGTCAGGCCAAAAAAACCTTATCCCTATTGGGATTCGTACCTCCTCTTTATCTTCTAAGTCGTAATTTAGATCAACATCGGGTTGTATCTTTTCAATATATTCCTTTAATGCTCTGATATCTCTTGATATTAATGCTTTATCAACAAATTCTCGGATTATTTTTTTCTCACTGTCTCCATTAATGGAGATAATAGTATATTTTAATTTAGTTGAAGTAGTCCTCTCAAGTTCAGGGTCAATTTTTAATAGTCCCCGTATTTCTTGATCTATTTTTATAATATCATGACCATTTAATAATTTAAAAGTTATTGAATTTTTACTATGGGGTAGAGTAAAGGGGAATTCATTATCTGAAGTAATAATTTCTTCATCTATTTCTTTATTATCTACTTTTGATAAATCAATAGTGTGTTCTTTATTTTTATGGGTAACCTTATAATCCTTACCCATACCCAATAATCGGGCAGCAAATAATAAACTATTTTTATCTCCTATAATCAGATCTTTGATATTAATCTCTTTATTTACTATTACAGATTCTAATAGTTTATCTAAAACATTACCTTTTTGAATAAAAGATGTGTTAGATAATATATCTTCTTCTTTGGCAGACATATATTTTATCTCTACAACACCTGAAGAAAGTGGATTTTTTTTAGGGTATATTAGCCCTTTCGATGCTAATTCCACTTCTTCAGTTGGGAAATTGAATTCACTCATATTTTTTGTTTTTTAATGTGTCTTTTAATATACAAAAACCCCTAAGTAGGGGCAAGTTATATTTACATTTTTTATTTAAGTTTATTAAACTTATAGGGGGGTATTGATTTTGTATTTCTTTTTTTTAATGGTAATGAGCAAGAACAAAACGATTCTTTTAGTATGCTCATTAATTTTAAGCTCTTTGTTTTACACATGGTTTAGTATTATATTTCGTCTATTAGTAAATTAACAAACTTTTTTATATCCTTTTTACTAAAATTTTCTTGCATCCAATCTGTACTTAATATTCTTAAATAAGTTTTAAAGACTTTTAAGTCTCTTATATTTGATAACTCATCCATTCTATCAAGAGTATCTTTACTAATACTACCTTCAGATATATTATCTTCCTTTATCTTCTTAACAAATTTCCCATTAACTACAGGAACAATAACATATTTCAAACCATAATGTTTCTTTTCACCTGAAGATAGTGAACTTTTATTCATCCTTTTTGCCTTAACTTGGGCATCTTTCTTTGAAAATAACTCTTCAAAAGAGGCATCCATACCAGCATGTCCTTTGGCACTGCGAGGTCTTGGTTTATCTCCCATTGACCCACCTATCATCATTACAGCATACTGTACCTCATTTTCTGATGATTCTTTGAGTAATTCTATTAATTTCATTTTATTTATTTTATTTTCATGGTATAATATACGAAGTTAATACGTGGTTTACACGTATTATTTAGGCATTATACGAATAGTAAAGGTGGTGGTATGGTATTATGTTACCAATATCATTCACATTTGTAAACCCGTAATTTTATTATTTAAAAGTTTAAAATACAATAATCAGGTTGAACAGTCATTGATAATTCTTGTGCACTATTTTCATCACTATAATTAAAATCACCCATATCATAATTTTCTATTTGAGCTCCTTTGAGTATCCATTCTGATACTATGTCTCCATTTGGACCTAATACGTTAAATGTTATGTCTTTTTTATAAAAATCAGCATAACCATCTCTACCTGTTACACTTTCGTGATGTAACCTAACCCATTCCATTATGGATTGAGAACCCTGTGGTGTAATTGGTTGGTACATTGTAAAACTAACACTATTCCATAGAGTTTTACCTTTAACGTATCTTGAAAGGTTAATATGGTCTAATTTAACTTTTCCTACATCAGCGCCTATCCCCCCTATACCTTTGATCATGTATGATGGGAAGCCGTCAATGTAGCATATAAATCTATTCTTTTGTACAGGTTCAAATTGTGTATAAAAAATTTCGTTGGGATCTAATTGCGACATTGTATATGTTTTTTATTATAAATATAAGCATTTTTCGTTTTAAGACAAAAAGAAATACTATATTTCCTCTTCATGAGTATTTTATAGTATTTCCATATTATTTTATTAAGTTTTATTACTCAAAACTAGTACCTGTTGGTTCCAGAGTATAATCTAATATAATAAACTCAGCTGTTCTAGTCGGTTGTAATCTAACTTGACCCACTAATTGATTTCTATCAATTACAGAAGAAGTATTATTAGAATCATCCATAATAACATCAAACGCAAATAAACCTTGTCTTTCTTTTACTGATTGTAAATATGGGTTTACTTGAGCTAAAAAGCTATTTCGGGTTGCTTGAGTGTTTTGATCAAACAATATACCGTTTGCAACTTGCCCAATGAATTGTTTTAATTCAATTAATAATCTTCTAACATTTACTCTGTCAGTAGCAGTAGCTCTTTTTTGTAATGTCTTCTGTCCCATTAAAGCTAAACCAACTCCAGGTAATGTTGATATGGGGTTTATATTACTACTATATAAATTATCTCTAGATGATTTAGGTAATTTTCTCTCTGCCCTTATAGCATTAAGTAAACCTCTTGTAGTACCTGCAGGTGCAAACCAAGGCTCCCCCACTAAATCACTAGCAGTATATAAGGCTAACATCATTGTAGATGAAGTTACTTTTACTATATCCCCAGTATTTGAATCTATAGTAGTTAACCAAGGCCACTGTGTAGTTGTGTAACTAGTATCAAAAGCTCCGGCTTGTTGCTTAACTTCCGTTTCTGTTTTGCCGTATCCCACCATATCAGTGATAAACATACAGTCTCCTCTGAATTGAGCTAAATTTGATAATGAGCTAACTTGGGATGTGTGAAATTCCGAAACCAATCCAGGAGCAACCAAATATCTAAATTGGTAATCATCCCTATTATTTAAAAGTGAAATCATATCATCATAATCTTCAGGGACAAGACCCTCTGTATTTGAAGAATTTATTTCATGGTAAAACCTACTTGTAGAAGTTACGTTATCACCATCCCCATTTTCGAATGTTCCTCCTTCTAATATTGTGGGCATATAACCAGAAAATATTGTTTTTGGAGAACCATCATTGTTTAAGTAATTGGGGGTTTTTAAACCTACACTTTTTACTCTAACGTAATTGGAGGTATTTTCATAATTACCCACTTCTTCAATATATGGTATATCGCTACTTGTTATTAATTGAGATTTCATATCCCCAATTCTTTTCACTATGTAGTCATTAGATAGGGGATCCAAAGATAGACTAGAAAAACTTTCTAGAATTACTTTGTTATTGGGGGTATCATCCCCTCTCCTAATTTGTAAACTAAAGGTACCTGATGATTCATTTACATTTGTAATGTCAAACTTTAAATTGTCTTTGGTTCCTTCTATATTTGAGTTCATTATGGCCCCTTCAGATAATGTTTCTAATACAAATGTATTTACTTCACTACCTACACCATCAATCTCTCCAGATAAAATTTCTTCTGAAGTTGCTGGTGTAAATTCCCCTGGTGTTACTCTAGCGACTAAAACAGAAGTACCCCCACTTTGGAAGAATTGCTGCACCGCTATGGATGTCATGTAGGATTTAGGTGAACCCTCAACCATGACTGCGTTTCCAAATTTATTAACAAATTCTGAATATGATGTTATATAAGTAGGTATCTCTACAGGACCTTTGGCTGTGGGGCCTAATATAGCAGCCCCAAAGCTTATAGGACCTCTTCTTATAAGAGTATTATCATTTTCTCTCTGTACAACTGTTGGAGATAATATAGTTTCACTCATAGTATTTATTTTTTTATTATAAATATAGAGTATTTTTCAAAAAATATACTATTTCCTAAATATATTATTTAGATGGAGTAAATTCACCCGTTTCTAAATTTATATTTCCCTCACCATACTCTTCTTTTATTCTAGTAAACATAACCTCTTGTTCTTCTTCTAATTCCTTTAATTCAGAATAAAATTTAGATACTTGTTCGTCAATTTGATCTTTTGTTGTAACCAATTTACCAATATTATAATATAATTCTTGGTTTCTTTTGTTAATTTCTCTTAAAGATCCTAATTCTCCTTTTTTTAATGTTTTGTTACTCATAATTTTTTTTTATTTATGTTTTTTATTGGTGCATAATATACATTATATTATTTGATGAACCAATTTATTCTACTGGACATTTTTATGGGGTTTGGATTATACTATAATTTGTTTATATTTTTATGATAATCCCAAATCTCCCCCTAGTTAAGTAAAAATACCACCACCAATTCCACCAAACTGTTCTATCTCATGTTGTATAGTTATACTACCTGCGGTAAATGTTAATGTAGCATTCCTAGCTTTAGTACTCCTATTATTAGCTACATTAACATTTACAGTACCATTATTAGAACCATTAACTGGAGTAACAATTATCCAAGATAAAGACCCACTCACAGTCCAAGATGTATTTGATGTTACCACAATGTCATAATTTTGTGCTACAGAAGATACTGATTGACTAGTTGGGTCAATTGTTAATGCATCAACAACAACAGGTTCTATAATACTGTAACTCACTAACTGATTATCATCAATAATTCTAGTTAATGTAACATCTATATAACTTAATACCTGTGATCTATTGAGACACTTGTTCAGATTAGAGTATGGTGGTCTAAATGGTTTATAAGAATATCCTTCAAAAGTAACCATATCATCTAAATCTTGAACTGTCACCATGCTATTTGCTATTCTAGCCATTTATTTGTTTTTTATTAGTTCCTTTAATTCATCTATTTGCTGTTGTAAGCTATCTATCTTATTATTTTGCTCTTTATTCTCATTTTCCTGCTCTGCGAGCTTTAAAGATAAGAAACTATTGTAATTAACAGACATCATTTCACCGTCTTTTGGTTTCTTAACAACTTCTGGATTTGTTTTTTCTATTTCTTGAGCTATAGTACCATATACAGTAATCCCTGGTTGGGTTTTTAATTCATAAGAATATACTGATTTTGATATTTTCTTTATATCGGTCTTTAACCTTTTGTCAGAACCGTCAAAATAATTCTTGGCAGTAACGTCTCCTCTGAACTCCCAGTCATTATTACTAAACTTGTTTCTAGCTGTCCAATGATCTATATTATTGTTTCTTCTAAATAACGTTACATTATCTTGACCACTACCAGTAGTTGAGGGGAAACCATCGCCGTTGTATTCAAGACCACCACCATAACTAGAAGATTGTCCTGCATAAAACATACCACTACCTTGACTATCACCTATTAGATTGATCGTAGATATACCATTGTCATTGCTACGTAATGTGAGTGTTGTGTTAGTTCCACCATCTAAGATACCACCTGATACTGATAAGTAATTCCCATCAGTAACACTATCTCTAAATTGAGCAGGTGTACTAGGTCTTATAAAGTTATTAGAACCAGTATCTATCTGAGTCATTATAAATCCAATAGTGGGATTAGTACTCCCAAACTCTGATCTAAATAATCTAGCTCTTATATCACCATTACCATTTCTACTAACAATAGTATTTATTCCAGCAAAGGAAGTATTAATTTGACCATTTAAATTACCTATAAAGTTATTTGCTGTAACATTCCCAATAGTTACCATGTTTCCCGATTTAAAATCGTGATTTCCAAATCTATCTATAAGATAACGTTCATTCGAAGCTGTGGCAAAAGCTATTTCACCATTGGTGGAAATTGCGCTTATTGTATGTTTTGCTCCAATTACACCACTAACTGAACTTGAAGTAAAATTTAATTTGGTAGAAGATACACTCCCAACTTTTAAGTAAGTTCCATTGGAAGGTACTGATACTTCTAAAGTATCAGTAAATATCTTCTCACCATTAATTGTTTCATTTATATTTCCGGTTCTGCTTACAAAACCAAGTGTACCTTTATTGGTAAAGTAAATTTTACCATTATTATCTATTGATAATAATTTGTTGTTCATATTATTTTCTAAAACTTCTTTTACAAATAAATTTTCTCCAATAGATATAAGGGTTTCCTTTGAGGGTTCTCCTATTTTTATTGTGTTATCTAAACCTGCAGAAAATAATAACCCCATATCACCATAAACTACTAATCCTTTTTTTATTTTAAAATAATTATCCACCATTTATTAACTATATTTTTTCATTTTCCAAAATATTCTCTAATAATATAACAAAACTACTTCAACTATTATAGTTATTTATATGCTTCTTACTAAAAATTTAACATTATATGTAGATGAGTCTGATGATTGTGCTTTTATCTCAATGTTCCCCCCAGTAGGAAACCCAACTGTAAATTCTAGCGTATCGGTATCTCCAAGATCAACCGAGGTATCGGTAAATGAACCGGCGTTAGAGGAATTCTTAGTTATCATTAGAGTACCGGTTCTTACATCAGTACCACTTTGTACAAAATAATCTACCCACACGGCACTTTGATTTGATAAAACCAATATATTAATTGGTGTTGGACTTGTTACTTGAAAAGTCGCGACAAAATCTAAGGTACCACTTTCTCCCCCATCGGCTAGTTTAACACCATTATTAAGAGTTAAAACACCACTTTTTGTTTGGTTTCCTGTAGTTCTTATTACAGTATTATTAACACTAAACTGCCCCCCACTTAAGGTTAATCCACTACCCGCGGTGTATGTAGTATCAACCCCAGAAATTGTTAAAGTGTTACCAGAAATACTTGTGCTTATACTCCCTGCTCCTGTTATAGTTAATTGATTTCCTGATGATAATGTTACAGAAGAACCATCGGAGTTTAATGTCCAAGATGTGTATTGGTCTATATCACTACCATTTAAAAAGGCTAAACCCCCAAGTGTTTTTCGAAATACATTAACACCATCTAAAAATAGGGCATTATTTCCACTACCAGATGTTGGGACAGTAGTAATCTTTAAGGTCCCCCCTACTGTAAAATTTGGTAACGTCCCCTTTGTAGACCAACCAGTAGCATCCCAAACTATTCTTGGATTATTTATATTACCAACCCCGGCATTTATATCTATTTCTACCCCCGATCCGTAAGAAGCAGAGGCTCCATTAGATCCTGATGATAAAGTTATTAACTTATCTTCAACCAATAAGTCAGTTGAATTTACACTTGTTGTAGTACCTTCTACTATTAGATTACCAGTAACAGTTAAATTGTTTCCTATTACTACATTATTGGGTAAACCTATTACAAAACTATCTGAAGTAGTGTTTGATGTAACAGTAATCTCATTAGTCGTTCCTGAAAATGATATATCATTATTTGTAGAATTACTATCTGCTAATCTTATAATATTACCAGCAATAACAGATAAAGTATATGTTGTGTTATCAGTGTTTAGGTTTGTGTCTAAAAAATCTAGAAGATCTTGCCCCGTAATTTTACCAATGGTACTGCTGTTGTTTGCAAGTAATTGGGTGGTTGCCGTAAGAGAGATATTTGCCTTACCACTTATAGCGGAACTTTGGATAGAAGTTGATATACTTGTTTTCCCACTTCCTGATATGTCACCTGATAATGTTATCGTTTGGTTACTAGATATGTAATTTTGGTTGTCTATATAAGAAAAGACTGTAGCCCCAGTTACTAACCCATTATTAGTACCAACAACACTACCAAGTTGAGGGGTTAATTGTATGTTATTACCTGATATGCTTAATGATAATACATTTGTATTACTAGAAGAAAAGTTACTTGTTGTTAAAAAATCTTCAAAATCATTAACAATACTTTCTATCTCCCCAATTGTGGTTGTAGATTTTAATATTTTCCCATTTGTATCTATAACTGATATAAAGTCAGAAGCTGAAAAACCACTTAAACTTTTAGATATTATTCCCCTCCTTGCTACTAATTCGCCTGCCATGTTATGTTATATTTTATGATAAATATTAAAATTTATAAAACTACTTATAAAGTTTTAGATAAAACTTTTATGACCCACCCGGGGTTTATACTATTTATTAATAATATTATATTATTATTTCCTATTATAGCTGAAAAATTTACACTTTCTGTTTCCCCAATTCCTAAAGTCGATATATCGGTATACTCTATACCATCCCCCACTACAACATAAACTGTTCCTATTCTTTTATTTAATCCCTCACTGTCTCTTATAACATAATCGAACATTACCCCATCAACTTGACTTGAACTAACTAAGGCTACTATCTGGTTGGTAATACCGGTAGTGGTCGATTCTGTCTTTATAAACCTACTATTTTCTGTATTAGATCCCTTTATAGTGAATTCATTTACTTGTAAATTCCCTAATATTGAATCAGCATCTTCAATAATTATTTTTTTCCAACTCATTAATTATATTTTTATGAATAATTCCCCATTTACAAATACTATACTCCCTTTGGGTTTTATCATGTTAAAATTAAAGGAATCCCTTTCTTTTATTAATAGTAAACCGTCCAAATCTACACCTATACCATTATTGTTGGCATTTTTTATAGACAATAAATTTTTATTAGTCCCCCTTATATCTACGATGCTTTGAGGGTTAGAGTTTCCAACTCCTAACATCCCTTCTCTATATATAAAGCTACTATATGTTCTTAATGATCTGTTTGAACCCGTAACCACCACTAAATCTCTTATGTTTGGTATGTCTACGGTACCTTCAGGGGGGGAAAATTGCCCTACTTTTAACTGGTCAATAAATCTTATATCATTCATTCTCGTTCTTAAATGTTATTAAATTATCAGAGTATCTTCGTATTTTCCTAGTTCTTCCATCTGGTAAGACTTCATACTGAGGATCAAAATACTCTGGTGTATATGTTGCCTCCGCACTAATAATTATCTTAGATTTACTATTAAATTTAGGTGAAGAATTTAGCCTTTTTTGTATTGAATCTGGAATAATATAACAATGCATCTCTATTTTGAATTCACTTTTTGCTAACCTTTCTTTACCCTCTGTCATTTCTACCCTAGTACTAAAATCTTTTATTATACTTTTAAATTTGTACTTTTCAGGGTCACCCCAATATGAACCGGAGTTATAACTTATAGTTTCAATTAAGTCATCCAATTGTTCTATGTAATATGTTTGTATTAAACCACTATAAGTGATAATTTTATAATCAGGTATTACAGTTGTATAATTTATTTTATCGGGTATTCTATTATTTAATACATCAAAATTGCTATACCTATTTTTATTAGTATAGGTTTGTTGACTTGTGGTGTATAATAAGGGGTTATTGGCATCCAATTTGTTTCCTATGTTTCGTTTTTCCGATATATTGTCTCGCTTTAATGCAATTATGGGGGATTGCAGGGCCCCCTCTTTATCCCTAAACACCCCATCTCTTCTATATAATTTCCAAGATTCACCATCGGCATATATTATGGGTACATTAACATTTTTATTATTTTGAAGTACTTGGGGTTTTACTATGTTTTTTAAATAATAAAACACAGCATCATTTATATTAGTTAATCCTAATTTTATAATTTTAGTGTTATCACCCTTAAAAGATAATTTATTCCCTCTAATATGATTTACACCAGTTTGTTGGTCCTGGATTCCCCCATATTTTGGATTGGGGTTTCCCCTATCTTTAATATATGGTTTTTGTTGATTTTGTAAAATCTCTTTTTGAGATTTTATGTTTACCTTATTTTTTTTAGCCATCTATATTTAATTTATTTGCGGGTATATAATGAGCTTTACATATAAGGGAAATTGATTCACCATAGTCCCCTAATTTATTAAACTCAGGATTATTTGTTATAACTTTATTATTATCCTTACCCATAAAATATTGATTTTCGGTTGTGTCTTCGATTTCATAATAATTTCCTTCATACAACACTATGTCCCCAACTTCAACAAAGAGCTCCATTTCCCTTAAGGTTTCTACTAAAAATTTAAAATCCACTTTCCTTATATAATTTATACCAATTTCAGTTCTTTCATAGGATTTTCCTGATCTTTCTATTAGGCAATTCAATAAAAAGGGACCGTCGAATGACTTATTACCTGATGATTCTCCATATGAATTAACATTGTTCTCTAATAACTTATATTTATATATTGCTACTTGTTGGCTTACAACTTTATTTATAAATTCTTTATTTATTCTAAGCAAAGTATCTACGTCTCTTCGATTTCCAAATATAGCCATTATCCTATGTATATTGAAAGGGGTATATTCCTCATTTCATTATTTCTAAATTCGGATTCTTGGGACTTTCTTTCTAATTGACCCTTTCTAGAAGTTTCTTCCAGTTGTTTTCTTAAATCCTCTAATAACTTATCTTGAGAATCTTTAGATGATGATATTAGATCCCCATAATTCATATTTACTTCATCCCCAGGTATTGGTATACTACTAAATTTACCTCTAACATACCCTAACATTTCTTTACATAATGCCAAAGTATATTCAAATATCCACCTGCGACCTATAGAATTTATCCTATTATATTCAGGATTTTTAAAAGGGCTATTAGAGATATTTGAAACCACATTATTACCTGATATACTGCTGCTCGACCTCTCATCCGTATAAATGTATTCTATAAACATAGATGATCCCTGTATCGTTGGTATAGGAAATATTTGTAACTTATTATTTATTAATCTGAAAGTAAATGATGGTCCTCTTACTTGTCTACTTATTTCAGTTAAATTTAAACTCATTAAATCTAAAGAAACAGGTCGCATTAAGTATGATACTCCTGGAATCGCAACTCCCCCACCTAAATTACTTATCATCCCTTGAAAACCAAAACCTGATCCTGAATAAGGGTCTAATAATCTAGTTATTGCTGGGGATTGTTGGTAATAAACTCTTTTAATTTCAATACTACGAGTATTTTGATCCTCAACATTTATAAGAGATTGTACATCATAGGTTTGTTGGTTATAATTTAGGGGCACTTCAAACCTTCTCCAATCAACAAACCCCCCAGATCCTGATTCACTACCATACTGTTTAGATATTGATATTACAGAATTTTGGTTAGGTGTATAATTTCGGTCATTTAAATAGGTATTGTTACCATTTTCATCTTTAAAGATGTCTAAACTTGTTCCTTCTAAATCTAATTGGTTATCACGAGTTTTAAATGAATAAACTTCATTACCATATGTTGTTATTGCAGACTCAAATGCAGTAAAAAAATTAGTCTTTCCTAATTCAACCCCCATTACAGGATAACCCAACCTTGAGGCACAATATTTTATTAACTTTTCCCCATCTGATTTAAATTCTTCATCATCATCATAAAAACCAAAAGCCGTTAAATCTATTTCATATGTGTTATCACCACTATAATAATTTTTATCTAAGTTATCGAATGTGTCCATTTATAGTATTTTATTATAAATATAAATTTGAATTGAAAATAGATGTAGAATGTTATATTGAAAATTAGGGTTTTAACATAATACAAAACTGTTTTAATAATGGCATGTGTTATATTTTTAATAACGTTATAACCCCGATATTTATGTTATTAAAATGTGGGATTTATCTAAATTATATATGCTTGTTAATGTAAGAACAAAAAAACGGGAAACATAAGTTTCCCGTTAATTTTATTAAAATAACCTTTCGGTATATTATATGGTCTCTAACCCACTTACAAAAAGTCTAGCATAGAATTCTGGTCTTATCATTTTCTTAGCGAATCTGGTAAGTAATCCTTTACTAGGTGTGAATGTTTCTGGATCGTACACTAAAGGTGTCATAATTAATGGAATATATGGTGCAAATACCGCCCCAGCTTCTAAGAATTGATTACCTCTATATCCTAATAGGATTGTGTTCTCAGTCATAAATGGGTTTTTAAATACTTTGTACCTACCATTTAATTGACCTGTCTTTTGTACACCAAAAGCATATGAATTTTTACTCACATCACCATCTGAACTAGATGAGAAACCTGGGATTGATTCAATAATTGTTGCTACACTTGGAGAAACCACCATGAAGTTAGCTCCACCTCTAAAGGTTTTCTGGTGTATACCGTTACTTAATTTTTGTAATTTAGTACCGATAGTTTGGAACCATCCACCTTGTGTGTTATAAAAACCACCTGTATTAACATCTTCTGATACGAAATCAGTTCCTGAGAAGAAAGTGTTATTTTTAGCTGACCAATATTCATCACCACCTTTGGCTCCTTGAATAAGCATATCTAACATTTCTAAGTCAATTTCCATAGATACGTGGTCAGTCATCATATCACTGATTTCTGCCTCAGCATCAACGTTTTGATATTTGTCAATGTCAGTTGCGAATTCTTGAGTCCAAGATGCTTTTAACTTTCTTGTTTTCGCAGTAATTGATTCACTTCTCATTTGAAGCTTTAACTCAGGTATTTTAATACCATCTGCGTTATCGGGAACCAATGATCCATTTTGATCTTCAAAATCACCTCTTGCGTTATCTTTAGTTTGTAAAGCTTGCTCTACTATAACATCTACACTTGTAGGAGTACCTGCACCTGGGTCTGCACCTGCTGGAAATACACTTTTATCTACAATAAAAATAACATTGTCCCCATCTACACGAGTAAACTCTGGGAAAATAGATACTTCTGGGATAGTTACAGGTGTACCTGGATTTGTTGAATCCTCTTTTAATCTGAAACCTCTTACAGCTTCTAAATCAACAGCCGCATTTAAATCAGCTTTTGGTACAGTTACTCTAACTAAATCTTCAGCTGCTACGGCAGCATATAATCTAGAATCGAATCTAATGTCCTGCTTTGTAGCTGTTGCTAAGGCAATACCTTCTGAAGTTGATTCTACAGTATTAATAGAGTAGCTAAATCTACCTGCCCCATAAAAACCACCACTTGCTTCGTTTCCGAAAGGCTTGTTATCTCCAGTGTTACCATAAAGTGAATCACCTTTCTTGAAGGGTCCTTTATCAGTACCATATTGAAAATCTAGGAAGAATACTAATCCCGATGGTAAGTTTAATGGTTGAACAGATACAAATTCTTTAGATGAAATTTGACCAAAAATCTTTCTTACCATTGGTAATGCGATTCCGGCCCATTGCTCACCTACTCCAGATGTGAATGTACCACCAGCTTGTCCACCTCCAGAAAGAGATGTTTCTACTACTAATTGTTTTGTTTGGTTTTCGAGAATCATACTCATGTTGTTTTTCTCAACATCACTACTTAAATTCTCTAGCAAACCCGTTTGCTCCCATTTGTTACTCAACCTTTGAGCTTTTTGTTGGATAGATTTATAAGGGTTTGAACTTTCTAATAATTGTTTTAATTCCATTTTTTTTGTTTTTCTTTTCTTTTATTTTTTAATACCTGCAATTCGTTGCCATCTAGCAGTCATACCATTGTCTTCATTTATGGGTTGAGATGCTTTTTTGTTTTCAACGATTTGTGTTGTTTTGGAGGCAAAAGGTTTGTGTTTAGTATTTAAAGGCTTTGAGACCAATGAATCTTTTAACATTTCATAAATCAATTTAGATTCTTTTATAGAAGTTGCATTATCAAATGTTTTTACTACGTATAATTTTTTAGATTCTGTCAAACTCTTTTCTTTAAGAATTCTATTAGAATATAAAAGTTTTGAATTTAATAAATTTAATTGCTTATTAGACTCATTTAACTTTTTTAAAGTTTTTTCAACTAAACTCTGATCTCTCTTTGCTTTATTAGAATTTTCTTTAAGGAACTTTAATTTTCTTTTTAGAGATTTATTCTCTTTAATTACACTATCGTATCTTTTAGATTTATTCATCTCTAACATGCCATCATCATCGGAATCATCATCCATAATGTCATCTTCTAAATCAGTAGCGTCTAATTCACCTTCGTCTATCATATCTTGGATTACTCCTTCTATGAATTCTTCAAGTTCATCTTCAGTCATACTTGAAATATCAACTTCTGAATCATCATCCATGTCTGAATCATCATCCATGTCTAAATCATCATCACTATCGATATCTTCCATATCATCATCTGCTTCTTCACTTAGATTTTCATCTAATTCATCGGAAGAGTTGTCTAACTCAGATAATAATTCGTCTAAATTTATATCATCCATATCATCATTGTCATCATCATCATCAGATGAATTCATTTCTAATATTCTTTTAGATAACATAGATTTCATTTTGGGGCTGAAATTTTCTTCAAGTGATACCTTGGCATTTTCTAAAGCTAACTCTTTGATGCTTTTAACATCTAGGATTGCCTCCTGTAATAATCTTTTATTCTTACTCATAAAAATTTGTTTTTTGTGAAATACGTTTATTAAAAACGTAATGGAAAGTCTTGTATGATTGGTGTTATATTGAAGTTAATAACACATCGATGCTTATACATACCAGGAAAGACAAAAAAAAACCAAATCTTTATATGATTTGGTTATCTTTTTTTAAATATAATAAAATGTTTTTATAAAGGACAAGTACCATGTAAACATATTAACTCTCTAACAATATTATTAAAATTGCTATATTTACTAGGTTCGGATTTTATACTCTCATTCAAACTACCTTCTGAACTATTGTCTATATGATATGTTGAATTAGAATTAGAAGGATCAGATACAAAATCCCAACATAATAATTCAAAATCATTTTGTACCTCTAATATACCTCCTACTTCTACAAGACTACCCATCCCCCTTGAAGATACACCTACAGTAATTCTATTTTCTAATAAAGCCCTAAGTATGTTTCCTGATGGGGTGGGTAGAATTTCTATTTCACCATGTAAATTATCCCCAACCCACCAAAATTTAGTGATATTATGGGATACATTTTTTAAATTTATTATTTGTGATTCGGGATGATCAAGCTCACCTAGGGCACACCTTTTATTTACTTTTTGGAGATATAAATCCATCTCTCTTTCCCATAATTCCTTTGAGTAATACCGACCATTCCCATTTTTTAATTCAGCTGTCGCTAATACTCCTTGAACTAATAAATTTCCTCTATCAGATTTAGTAGATTCATATATAGAGTTTTTAGAAGTAGGGGTAAAATATATGGTTTCTATTAATAATTGCTTCTTCATATTTATGGGATTGTTTTTTATTATAAATACACCCATATATTAAAAAAATTAGTTTTTTAAGAATCTCTCATGTTTTCAGCTAATGTCTTTTTAGATACTTGACTACAAGCATATATCTCATTTTTATATAAGGATAAGTCTGAGGGGATTTTGTTCGTTCCAGATATAAAGATATCTTCGCTTATTTCAATATTGTCTACCCTCCTCATTCCATTAAAACTTCTAAATGTATTCCGTGTTGTTCTATACCAACTATTTAAATTTGTTAGGTATATCTCTAAGTAGCCATTTTTATCAAAATTATATTTTAAACTATTTTTACCCATAACTAATTTTATTGTTATTATATGTAAATATACGAACCCCAAATGGTAATACCAAATGGGGTTCTTATTATATTAAAATCAAATATTTGTTAAAAAGATATATTTTCTAATGTTTTATAAACTTTGTCTATTTTATTTTTATTTATTTTATTTTCTCTTAAAATATTATTTACAAGGGTATTTCTTTTATTAGAATCTACCATCACATCATAAAATTCACTTAGTGAATCAAAGTTACTTTCTATATATTTAGATGTCATCTCTTCTTCTTCATCATTTTCATTCATATCATCATTATTACTAACGCCCTCAAAAGTAACATCTATTCCGTAACCAATAAATATTTCGTTGAGTTCAAGTTCCAATTGATCTATATTATTACTTTCAGGAAAGAAAAAATAAGCTTCTGGTGAATACCCATTGTTCTTCTTAGGGGTTATTAGTTCACCATAATAATCTAAATCGTCTAAAATATCTAGTAACAAGTTAAAATCCTTTCCTGATGATGGTATTACATCTAACCCTTCCTCTGAATCTTCTTTTTCTACAGCATCTAAATCTTCGTTTAAATCTTTTGAGTGTAGTGGTAAATCAATCCTCTTTCCATCAAACATATAATTGTATTCAAACCCCTTTGAAAATAAAAATTCATCGAGCATTTTTATCACCATAAAAGCATCGTCCCTATCCTCTACTTTTAAACATAATGTTCTTTTGTTTTTTAACTCCAAATCAATGGGAAAACCCTCATCCAATTCGGCAACAGCTTCTTCAAAGTCTGATTTAAATGTTATGCATAATTCGAATATGTCTTCGGATTCATACAGGTTTTCTTTAATTTTCCTCTTTGTCATTCTCCTCTCTTTTAAAATATTACTATTTTTGGGAGTATACTCTTCCATACCTGAAGATTTGTAATTTCCTTTAACTTCTTCTGTTTCTTTAGATGTTTCATACCCAATACCCTTTATCCCAAATGCAGAATTTTTAGTATAATAACTAACATCATCAGATAAATTTTTAGCAACTATTTTTTGAATTTCAGCTACACTTTTACCTTGATTTTCTACACTATTCATTTCAGCATAAAACCCCTTATAAAATCTAGAACCATTATTCATGGCATCACTAACTTCCTCTGCATGTTCACTACCTTTATTAGCATATTCCTTAAACTTTTCAAAAAAGTTCACATTAATTATATCCTTTTTTACTTCATTAATGGTATTATTACTCTTTAATGAATGTATCATTTCACTTAGAGAATTAAGGTTTGTGAATTTACCAGGGAAGGTATTTTGGATTTGTTTTTTAAAATTAAAAGGAGAAACCTCCCCTTTCTTAAATAATTTATAATTTTCTTGTATGGTTTTCATTTATTTTATGTATTTATTTTTCGAACAATTTAATTTTTTTGATTAATTTAGATTTAAAGTTCTTTGGTAACTTATACCCTTTAGGCACTTTCTTAGAATTCCCTTGTAGTGCTACCCCCCCATCAGATGTAACCATGGTTTCATTTAATTTATTATATCTATCAGGATAATTTTTTCTAAAAAATGTTCTAGTTTTATTCCTTAAATCACGATGTTCCTTGTAAAGAGATTGAATACCGTCATCCCCAGTAGTTGTATAAAGTTTTTGAATATCATTTATAACTCTATTAAAGTCTTTTACTATCCTATTAACATTAGGGGCATATACAACATCCCAGGTTTGTTTTCCAGTATCTTTGTCTTTATCTACTAGTTTAGTACTAAATCCTTCTTTCATGTTATATTAAGTTTTCAATTTCATCAATTAATTCCTCACATAATAAAAGTTCTAAGAGAACATCATCAGTTACATTTTGGGATTTATCAAATACTTTTATATTATTACTTATTTCTTCTAATTTTATCTTTACAATTTTATCTTCAGATTTTTTAGTATTTTCTAATAATCTACCCTTAATTTCCCCAACTTTTTTATTATAAAATTCCCTTAATTTACTTGAGGAACCCATACAATTAATATATTGAGATAATATGTTTTTTTGGTTTTCGTTTAATTCCTTATATTTTTCATTGAACTTTTTAGATAAGATTTGAAATGTTAATAATTTCGTTTCTTTATCTAAACCTTGTATTTCTTTTAAATCCTCATTTATCTCTTCAGTTTTAATACTGTTAGGGGACATATATTCCAAAATTGTTTTTTTATCCTCTAGCGCATCAGGTATATTATGGGCTATTTTATTTTTATGATGTTCCAATAATTTATAAATAGAGGCGTATTCTTTATAATCTTTAATTTTATAAGAAAATATTTCATCTACGTCATAGTACTTCTTAATTTCCTTAATTAAGTTATATTTTTCCCTATTTAAAGTTTTATACTTAAAATTACTATGGATATCTATTAATTCAGATAAAAATTCTTTCCCTTTAGCATCATCAAAAGATCCCTTACTCTCTATAATAGTATTGTATAAAGAGTATTCCTTATTGATTTCTCCTTTGGTATAAAATTCTTTAAGGATTCCAACTGCTTTGGAATTTTTATTTTTTAAGGTATCGGAGGTTACTTGTCTTATTAAAAATTCAAATAGTAGCCCGGTATTTTTATATTTGGAATGTTTTAAACCCATTTATATGTATTTTTATTATAAATATTAATCTTCCAACTTAGAATCGTCTAGCATAGTATTTTTATAATCATCTTTTTTTTCATCTTCTGTGATTATTAATTTAGTTGATTTCCCTGGTTGGTATCTCTCTAGAGATTTTTCTAGGGAGTGGTTTAATATGGGTTTCTTAGAATTGTTTTTTTTCTTAATTTCATTAGCATTTTTTACATCCTTCATTCCTTTAACACCTAACCTATCTTTACCAAAATTATCTTCTTGTTTATTTCTTTTAGTTGTTTTATCAAGTGGTCGACCTAGTGTTAAGTCATCACCATACCCTTCGGGGACATTACTTGGATCTGATGTAGTTCTTCCCTTACCATATAATGAGGCTAAATCATGAGGCGTACCATAAGATTTACCAGATGTAAAGGGATCATTTCCTTCTTCTCCTACTTGTGTTAATCTAAATTCTTCTTTAGCATCATATAAAAGTTGGTTTCTATATGAGTTTACTTGTTCTTCACTAAAATTAAATATATTCTCGTATATCCAAGATTTAGGTACTATTTTATTAGTTAATAGGGACTCAGCGGCTTCACTTTTGGCCTTAAATAATTCAATTTTTTCCTGCTCATATATAATAGAAGGAGTTGTTAATTTTAGATCAAAATTAACTAAATCCTCATCTCTAAATCCTAATGAATAAAGGTGGACTATTGCTATTTTATTAAGTTCAGAAGTTAATATCCTTTGGATTCTATCTATTGTTCTACCGAACCTTATATCTTCAGAAGCTAGTGTAGCTTTACCCTCTAAGTCGGCTTCAAATCCCAAAAATGCTTTGGGTACCTTTAAAGCCGCAAACAAATGGTCTCTTAAATACTCAACGTCTTTGATACCATCATATTGTAAACCAGGGGCTGTGTCTACTTTAGTGTGTTGACCATCTCCTCTAGTAGGTATATACATGTCTTCTAACATGTTAGCTAAATTATATCTTAAATTATATTGTCCTGTTTTTGGGTCTTGATGAGGATCTCTTTTCAATCTGCTCATTGTATCCTGCATGAAACCTTCAATTTCATCAGCTGGTATGCCTGCTACATTTACATAATATATTCTTTTTTCGGGGGCTCTTGTTATTCTATGAACTAACATGGCTTCTTCCATTAAAGAATATTGTTTATATAATGTACGTGCGGGTTCAAGATAACTACGACCGTATGGAAGATAGCTAACATCAGCAATTAACCTGAAATGAGCCATCTCATAATTTTTAAAACTTACTTGACCCTCTCTCCCATTGGAGATTCCATCACCCCCAACAATACCATTTGGGTGGTAATCGAATTTTACACTGTGTGGGTTTTCTTCATCAAACCCCTCATGTCTTGATATATTATAAGAAGTATATGGTATTACGTTATAAACCCCAAATTTTTCTGCTATTTCCAGTTTTAAGAAAAAATCACCATATTTACACATTTGTCTACTCCATGCCCACAAATTAAACTCTATGTTTAATACATCATAAAATAAATTTTCTAAATGTTCATAAATTTCTTCATTACTTGATTGAACAGTTAATACTTTATCCATTTCATTTTTTAAGGAGCATTCGTCTGCTATTATATCTAAAGCTGATGCTATAATGGGATTTGTATCCATTAAGTCATATTCTGAATATAGTTGAGGTCTTAAGTATTGAAATTGTTGTTGTAGGTGCCTTCCATATAAAGAGCTATTATTCATAGACATATTGTTATATCTACCTACTAACGAATTTGTTCTTATATTTTGACTGTTTTGTATTTTATTTATATCAACAGTATTAATTTTATTCCCCCCAACATTTCTAATTATAACATCAGTAGAAAATACTCTGTTTAACCTTTGAAATAAACCTGTTTTAACTTTATTTGCCATTATGCATTTTTAATTATCTATTATTTTTTACTCACCCAACTAAAGTCTATAGCACCATGTTTAGTATGTTGTATAAATGCTTCATGGGTGTTTCTATGTCTATTATACGAATTCTGGGTGGGGATTACAACGTCCCTTTCGTATTGATGTTTATTTGTTTTAATATGGTTTAACAACATTCTTGACTCGTCTTGTCCTAAGTTTTTAAATTTAATGGCGGTTTCCCTTACGAAACACCCTATGCCTAAAGCCATAATTAAATCATCATTAAACCCATGTTGGGCCTGTGCCTTACCATTCTTCCATATAAAAACTTCACTCTCATTTATTGTCCTTTGTGAGTGAATTATTATCCCTAAATCCTTAAAGTTTTCCCTTAGCTTACCTATAACCATGGGCCTCGTTTTACTACTCATAGTAAAACCAGGAACCATTTCTTTTTGGTTTTGATATCCACTAGAATATTTGTCTAGATTGAAAGTCCCCCCCTTAGTTGAATAAAATAAATTTTTATAGTTAAGATCTATGGGTACTTGAAGTGTATTCCATCCTACGTTTGCATTCTCTATTACTAAAAGGGCGTTATTGTATTCTGTAGATACGTTTACTAATAAATGTCCAAAATTTTTTGTTCCTATTTTACCCTTAAACTCAGCCACTTGTTCATTAGCTTCTATATCCATAATATGAAAGGCTGAGTAGTCAGCAGCATCTCCTCGTGCTACATCAGCAACCACCATATAAGTTCTAGTATAATCGGGTCTTTTAAAAATCCACATCTCTTTTGCATCTCCCCTTTTTTCAATGGGTGCCATTATATTTTTATCGTGGTCCTCCATATATTCATTATTAAATACATTCCCCCCCGATGCTAAAAATGAGCAATCACATTCTTGTTTTGCTAAATCTTCATCACCTAAAATAGTATTTTGTTCATCTCTCCAGGATTGGTTTCTTTCTGGATGAACTGTCCAAGGTAATTTTATAGGGAGAAAACCATTTTCTTGAGCTTGTGCTTTAGACCATGTTCTATGAAACCAATTACCTTTACCATTTGGGGTTGATAAAACAATGGCTTTTCCCCCAGTAGCTAAAGTTTGTTGAGCTGCACCCCAAATAGTATCTATGTTTCCAATAAAGGCACCCTCATCAATTATTAATAAAGAAACGGCCTCAGATCTACCAGCATCAGATGATGAAGGAGTTGCTTTCATTTGAGAATCGTTTTTTAACTTAAGGGTTAACGCACTTTTTTCTAAAGGTCTTCCTAAGGCTAACCAATTAGGTAAATTATCGTACATGTATTTTACCTTTGTTATCATGTTCTTGGCAGTATCCTGCTTAGTCGCTATACAAAGTATATTCTTACTCTCATTAAATATCATCATGTGGAGAGCATACCCAGCACACAATGTAGAAATACCTAATTGTCTTGATTTTAAAATTATTGAATAATCATGTTTCTCTAAAAGTTTTTGAACTTTTTTTTGAAATGGGAATAGGTGGAATGGCAGTTTACCCTTATCAGGGTGTTGTATGTAACAGTATTTAACCATAAAATATATGGGGTCCTGACTACATTTTATGTATTCCTGTTTAATTATGTCTTTTATACTAGTATCCATAGGTTTTTAAAATTTTAAAAACTGGGGTGTATAATTTACCCCTATCAATAAATATGGACGATATAGGTTATTGCTACTATCTGGGATTAAGTTGAAACCGAATGATAACCCTAACCCAAAGTTTTGTTTTTTAGTACCACTGCGTGTTTTTTGGTCTATTAATATTGAATTTCCATTACTAAATTTAACATTTGGGTTATCAGTTTGTAAGTTTAAAAACAGCTCATTTTTTTCATTTTTAAATAATGTATTATTAATCCACAAATTATTAGTAGATTTATATTGTGAAAGCCCTACACTTAGGGTACCATTTGTTATAGTATAGGGGGTTTTAATAGATAAAGACTGTTTACTTTTTCCCCAATCCCAAATTTTATTTAATTTAATACTATCTTTCGTTACTACGTTTTCAATTTCATCTTCTATTTCCGTACTTGATATGTATTCTATAATAACTACGGGTTCCTGATTTTTGAATAAATTTAAACTATCCTTATACTTTTTATTAATTTTCTCATATTCTTCTAGTGTAAAAATTAAACTTCTCATATTTCCTAAAACATTACCATTTTTTAATATTAAATTTTCAATAGTATCGTTTTTGGCTTCAAAATTATTTCTTACTCTTTCAATCTCATACTCCTTTTCTTCAAGTTTATTATAGGATGATTGTAAAAATATACCTAATATAACAATAATCCCAATTAAAATAAATTTAAAATTTTTCGGATTAGTTATCCAACTAAGTATGTTTTTTACTACTAACACGATGAACAAATTATATTTATAATAACATCTCCTTCAATAAATAACAAAAATTCTTCCATTGTGTCAACCGAAGAAGAAGCATCTAAAGTATCATTATTATCTATTAACACAAAATCATTCCCCAATGCTATACAACCCAAAAGTTGGTAATGGAAATTCGCGGGGTGGATTAATATTTCAGATCTACCATCAACGTCCTGTATCCATATGGTTCTCCCAAATTTAGGAGAGTCATGGAGTATTCCTTTATATTCACCCAAGGGTATACAACTAATATGAGTTTTGTTGTTTAACCAGGGCAATTCTAACGTTTTACAAGTAAAAAGTACCCCATTGTTTTTATCTAGGACATAAAGAACCCCAAGAGTCTGATTTTCTTCAGAGGGGTATCTGTCAATTAATATTTTAACCATGATATAAAATTTTATTCTATGCCTGCATCATCTTTAGCTTGTTTTAGATCATTTACGGCGGTAGTTAATTCTTTAGTTTGTTCAATATCTTCTTCAGAAACTTCATTCATACCCTTGAAAACATCAAATTGATACATCCCCAATTTTCCATCATCAAATTGAACTGTTATTATTTCATTATCTAAATCACTTGATTTTACAAGTCCAGTTTCACCCTGTTTATTAATAGGATCCGAGGTAAGATTAGAAGGTATTCTTACTTTTGTATTTAAGGGGAATTTGTTTTCACTTAGTCTCCTTCTAAATACTTTAGATATTTCACTTATCGTATTCATATTTTTTTATTATACATATACTAGCTAGTTATCTCGTTTAAAACTATACTAATCCTATCTTCCATGTTTGTAGTATCTATTAATGTGTGTGGAACACTATATTCTTTTAAGATATTAAGTATGGTTTTATCTATTAAAGTCCTATAAACGGAATTGATTTCTCTAACACCATTATCTTCAATGTTCATCCCCTTAGTAGAAATGTAAAAAATGTGGTCATATTCAAGAATAATATGTTTAGCGTATTCTTCAAAGATTATCTTTTTCACTACTCTCATACTTTTAGACTGTCTAGTAAATGCCATTACATCTATTATAGTTCGGTCCGTCAGTAAATTATCATAAAGTAATTCAGATGCTCTTTCTGCTAAAAAAACGGTTTGACCCAAAAATGTTGAATTAGTATTTAAAGGTATTCCCAAACTTTTTAAATATCCACTCCTTTCTGTTGCCAATAAGTAACCCTCAAATTCTGGTAACTTACCTAATTCCTTTACTAAAGTGGTTTTACCCACACTCATACTTCCACAAATTCCTATTTTTGACATATTTATTATTTTTAGTTTCTAAAATCACTTAAACTATTTTTCATCGATTGGTTTTTGTAATATGGGACCCCTGTTCTTTGAGATCGAATTTCTCTCCATTCTTTTTCTTCATACTCTATACCATAAAGAAAGTATTGACATTTATTCTTCTCGCCTCCAGGTATCAAAGCGGGCCCATCCCAATTATGTAGAACACCGTCCCAACTATAAGCTAAAGTACCATCTTCTTTTTTTAACTTTCTACTTTTTGCAAACTCTGTTTTCATATTATTTTATGTTTTGACTAAATATACGAATAATTGTTAAATGACACTAACTATTTTATATTTCTAAACACTACAAATTACGCATTTGATAATATACCTTATTAATAATGGGGTATGTGGTGTTCATATTGTAATATGTCTGTAATCATGAGATTTTTGCGAATATTGATGAATATCTTGTACATGAACTGGCATATGATATTATGTCTGAAAGGACATATTCTATCTTGTTCTTATTTGACTCCAATATTGATAAAAATTGTAAGGATAAATATTTTGATACTATATAGTTTTTACCTTTATTTTGTAGTATTTCATCAAATTGTTTCCTATTTTCCCCATCAGTATATTTACACCATAGTAGGAACAACTTATCCTGAAAGGGGGCATCATTTGATTGGTTTTTTATTTCTTGGGCACTTGGTAATGTTTTGTAACCATTATCACTTAAAAATGTGTTTATAACACCTATTCCTATTTTACCATGGGCAGCATGTTCCCCTAAAATTTCACCAGCAAAATTGGTTGCATAATTGAAAGTTCTAAGAGTCATAGAAGAGTTATTATATTTTATAGACACGTTGTTTGATTTATAAGTAGAATTATAACCCTTGTAGTTTACAACAGAACATTTCTTATCTACCCCATTAATTATCTCAATTTTAATGTCATTTCCAGTTTTTTTAAGGGACACCCCAATCAATTTATTATCTTCAAATAATTCAAAAAGATAAAGATTTAATTCTTCTAAATTATTGGGAAAACTAAATATGTTTGATTCATCAATTAACCATATATCGGAGGCATTCCATTTATCGGAGTTAATGGTTATCCCCATTTTCTTTTTAGCGATTTTATATTTATTATATAAACCCTTTATAAATTTACTATCTCTGTGATGTGTGTAGTCTACACCCCCATATTTACTAAACAAGAGGTTTGAAACTAATATCATACTATTTAACCATATTTCATCTTTATGCAAAAACGAAACAACGTCGTTAAACTTACTTTTTAAATCTACAAACTCATAGGCTTTTTGTAAATTAAAGTTTTGTATATCCTCAATGCTTACTTCTCTTTTTAAAACATTAAAGGAAAGGGCATTTATTAAACACTGAGATGATTCTTGTAAAGCTGTATTCTTGCTTCCCGCCCTACCAGCAGATGATCCAAACTCTTTATTTTTCTTAAATTTAGATAAAGTTACACTATCACCCCCAACATCATAAAAGGCCGTTTTATTATATTTTAATTTATCGTACTCTCGATTGCACAATATAGTTATCCCTTCTTTAGATAAATCCTTATCTAGAACTATAAAAGTATTATCGTTTAATTCAATACTTTCCCCTTTAGAAATTTTATCTAACAACAAATCCCCTCTAAATTTATATTTAGTGTGAAATTTATGATTTCCGTAAAAAGGTTTATCTAGGTCAACAGTTTTTAAACTTGCCATATTCTTATAAATTTTTGTATATTGGTGAGGATAACATAACCCTATGCGCAAGGCCAGGGTTATGTGTTAAAATTTTAAGTTTTAATTATTATTTTGTATTTATTCCATATCTAGATCATCAATCTCATCCATACCTTCACTATCATTTATATTATCGGGATTAATGGGTGCAAATTGTAATATTCTCGATATACTTTTTGATGCCCTATCAGATTGATTAATATTGGATAAATTATAAAGTTTACCTTCTACTTCAGCTGTCCAAAATGTCTTATTATAAATCAAGTTAAAATATTGGTTATTTTTAAGACTAACTCTAAATGTAGATGGTTTAGGAGCCATCAAGTCTATTGATTTAACAAATAAACCAAAATCAATAGTTAACAAGTCAACTAAAACTTCCCTTAATTCTGGAAATTTATATACTGTATCAAAACCCAGTTTTTTAAAATTTTTCTTTTTAATGTTTTGATAAATTTTTGGGCCTCGATTTCGAATAAATTTTTTAATAGACTCTAAATCCATTTGTTTACTTTAAGATATTATTTCTAGTATAGAATGTAATTGTATTACCAATTTGAGTAATAAGCTTTTCATCTCCTAATTCTTTGGCTAACTCTAAAGCTTGTTGTAGATGTAATGATAATTCTTGACCATCCTCAGCATCAGCTTCGAAACCCGATAATTCATCATCATCTAAATCATCTATACCACCACCATCTTTATCTTCTTCGTTTTCATTTAATGTAACGTTGGCGTCCCATCTAATATCACCATTACGTACTAATTTTAAATTAATATCGGGATTACCTTCTAATGTTTCTTCACCTCCAACATTTTTTAAATAATCTATTAATTCCAAAAATGTTTCAGATTCATAATAATCGGAAGTTCCATATTCTGATTTTTTCCAT